GATACTGAAAAAACAGACGAAGAGGGTTATTAATCATCTATTATGGCAACAATCAGAGAAACAATACTGGAATATCCCTCTATTGAGGATATGGAAGGCTTTTTGAAAAAGGTAGTCTTTGTAAAGCGCGGTATTAATCCCGAAGCGGAATGTACTGCTGAAAACATGAAGCAAGTCGGTCTTTGCGTTGCTGATACGTATGCCATGATGGTAAACTCACAGGATTTCAGTGAGAATAAGCTTTCTGTTACTCATCCCCGTTCTTTCTATATCCAGACTGCAAAGCAGTTGTATATAGAGAATGGGGAACCGGAGAAGGCTGGTAAGCTTGGGAAACGAATCATTATCAAGGGAAGGGCAGGGAACAGATGGTAAAACGGTATCCACATACAGCGATAGTAACTATGTCTGCTAAAGGGCGGCTTGTTGACGGTGAATGGGTTCCGGGAATACCGGTTGAAATATCTGTCTCCGGACGTTATGACCCGGTAAGCGATGGAAGAATCGTTCTCAAGCGTAATTCGGCTGGTGATGAAGCGCAAGTGCATGGCTATTTCTATACCAAAATGCAGCCACCGGCCGGTAGTAAATTTTTGCGTTTGAAAGTCGAATCAAAGGGTATTGATGTACCGGTTATCTGTTGGGAACCTTATCAATCACATTCAATAATTAATGTATGAGAAATGGTATGACACCTCTTTTCGACCATCAGTCACTAGAACGTTGGCTCAATCACTTTCAAAGAAAAGCGGAAGATAAGATGCTTGTATTCCTGCAGGCAGGTGGTGAGAAGTTTATAGAAGTAGCCCGCCGGAGTGGTTCATATAAAGACCAAACGGGCAATCTTCGAAGCTCTATCGGATATATAATAGCCAAAGACGGAGAAGTGGTTACAGAAAACCTTAAGGAGAGCGACAAGGGAACTGACAAGACAACTGGTAAGTACAAAGGTCGTAGGCTTGCAGAAGAAGTCTCTCTTTCTCATACTGGCGGTTATGTGTTGGTTGGTGTTGCAGGAATGGAGTATGCGGCAGCCGTGGAAGCTAAAGGGTATGAGGTCGTTTCAGGAGCTAATACGCAATGTGAGAAGTATCTAAGAGATACATTGAAGTCAATTTTTAGCAAGATTTGATTATGGATGAATTCGACGCTGTAGATATAGTTTATGATGCTGTGGCCGCTGCGGGCACCGATGTTATGATTTACAAGGATAAGTCGGAAGCCGGCTTTACTAATGAACACATCGTTATCAATCATCTGCAATTGAATGAGCTCGACTTCATCAATAAAGTGCCTGTTAATATCAACATCTTTGTTCCTTGGAGTGATGAAAATGGTATGTTAAAACGTCAACGAATGAAAGAATTAAAGCGTAAAGTTAGGAAATCGCTTGATTCAATCAATAGCAATGACGGTACATGTAAAGAAGTAACAGTCCTCTGGAACGTTCCAATGCCGGACCTGAAAGAAGGCTTTGCTTGTACAAATATCAGATTAGAAATTTTAATAGATCAATAATTATGTCAGGAGAAGTTAGACCTATCGCTATGGGCGTAGGTGGAATTAAATTTGGAACAGTCGGTGACGGCGTTCCCGGTGCAGATCTCAAAGATTATCCCCTTCCGACCAAAGGAAGTGTTGCATTTAACTTTGCAGATCCAAAGGAAGTGAAGATTGAAGTAGAAGGTAGTGAAGAACCTTTTTATGTTGAACTGGTGAAAGATACGACAGATTATGTCGAGTTCTCCATCCCTACTCCATCAAATGAGGTTCTTAAAGAACTAGCAGGCGGTGAAGTGGATACAACAGGAGGAAAAAATATCTGGAAAAAGCCTCTTAGTACTCCTTCTATCTCTAAAACGTTCCAGTGTGAAACATTACCTAAAGACGGTAAGAAGGTCGTTTATACCATCGTAAATGGCAAGATCGCCTCAAAGATTTCACAGGCTCCCGGATCAGAGCAAGCAGAGTTGTTGCTTGTTCGTGTATATATGCAAGCTGCTGTTACTGCAGACGGTAAGAGACAGACTGCTTTCATGCGCGAAGTAGTTACTATTGCCGGAGGCGGAGAAGCCCCAGCGAATGCTGCGAATGTCGAAGGCGGAGAAGCTGCTCCAAGTGGTGCGAAAAAATAAATAACGGTTCTGTATAGCTCAGTTGGTTAGAGCGCTACATTGATTATGTAGAGACCGGCGGTTCGATTCCGCCTACAGGAACAAACTATTGAAGGATGGAGCTGAAAGTATTGAAGGTTAGTTGCAAATAACCGGAAGTATTGCCCGGAAGTACAACGGGCTAGGCTCCTTGATGAAATTATGAGTATAAAGAATTTATTTCAGCAAGAGTCTGAATCCGTTACGGATCAGGCTGTCAAAATTCCATTCGAATTTACTAACCGGGATTCTATTCCTAAAGGAAAGGACCCCGGCAATTGCATAGTTATAAAGCCTGTCACCGTTCGGACATGGTTTCGGATACGCCCTTTCCTTCTTGAAGTCGAGAAAGAAGATCTTGATAAGATGATTGTGAAGGACGGAGAACTCAATGCAGACTTTCCGGAACTGATGAATAAATACGGAGGATTGCTTTTTGACATCGTCTGCCTCGGGATTCACAATAAGCCTAGTGATCCTCCGGAATGGTTCAAGAACGCTCTCGCAGACAATACGACATGGGAGGATATACGGATCCTGTTTAATGCAATTATATATCGCATAGGGTATCACCCTTTTTGCACCTCTATCACGATGCTTCGGAACGTGAGCCCGCTACGAGAGACGGAGATAATAGCCGCTCAGAAGAATTTGCAAAGTTGGAAGGATGCAACCAAAGCAGATTCCTAGTGATTGTAAAAGAAGCTCTAGGATTAACGTTTAACCAGACGTTGGATAGTAGCTATGGATTGATAGAGACATTACTGCAGGAGTACTCATTTGTAATGAGAGAGCGTAATAAGATTACTGATGAAGACGGTAAAGTTGAAGGTAGAGATTATGAATGGGTAGAACTACCCTCTTTTGATGATCCTAGTAAGACGATCAGGATAAAGAAGTATAACGATATAGCCGGTAAGGTCAAGGGTTAAGGTAATTTGCTGTTGTGTTTATATATTAGGTTAACTGTTTTTTTATTAAATTGGTTTAGAGTATTGTGGTCCCTTGTATCTGTGAAGATATAGGGGATTTTTTAATATCCCCTTTTTATCTCAGCATCTACGCTATCCATCATCTTTGTTATTTCGACATTATCCCTTTCCAAATTTTGGATAACACGGGATTGGTAAGTGATCATCCCTTCAATTCTTCCTTTTTTGAGTCCGAGGCTTAGGCCTCTTTGAAAAGCTTCCTGTAGTTCTTTCTTCCGGAGAACGCTATTCACTCCGTTTTTTCGTTCATTTTCCTTGGTCATGGTGTAATGAATGTTTGGTTTATATATTATAAGAAAAGGCTATCTTTCCCCTTTTATTCCGACCAAGGAACATAATCTTTACACAACATGTTGGGACTATGTAGCAAAGGGAATTGATAGCCTATCTTTTGATTTGCAGGCTTATCAACTCCCCAACATGTTAATATAAAAATTGTTCCTTGGTCGAAGAACATTGCAAAGATGCTTATTCTTCTCGAAATAGCCAAATTTTAGCTTCTCTTTATATTTTAAGAATAAATGCTATGGGTATTCAAAATAAAGACGGAGCGTTGTATTTCGCTACAGGAATAGATAACTCGGGGTTATATTCAGGACGTCAGGAGGCAATGGGGATCATCAAGGCGATGGCCGGTGAGATCACTTCTTTTGATGTTTTCGGAGGGATTGGTATTAGTGCGGGCATTGCATTTGCCCAGGCCGCCAAAGGTGCATACGACTTTGAAAAGCAGTTCCAGCAAAGTATGAAAGAAGTTGCTACCCTTTCAAGCGGAATAAAGGGCAGTCTAACCGATTATATGAATCAAGTCGTAGAACTGACCCGCGAGGTTCCAGTACTTGCGAATGATGCGGCTAAAGCATTGTATCAGATTGTATCTGCCGGCCATGATGGTGCGGATGGTATGAAGGTTCTGGAAGTATCGGCTAAAGCTGCTATCGGTGGAGTTACCGATACGGCTACGGCAGCAGACGGTATCACTACCCTATTGAATGCCTATAAGCTTGATGTTTCAGAAGCTGAGAAAATATCAGATCAACTATTTACTACCGTCCGGCTGGGTAAGACCTCATTTGGAGAGTTAGGCAAAAGTATTGCGCAAGTTGCGCCTGTTGCTGCCGCCTATGGTGTGGAAGTAGATCAGGTCTTAGCCGCTGTTGCTACCCTAACCAAACAAGGTACGCCTACAGCGCAAGCAATGACTCAAATACGTGCTTCCATTATTGCAGTATCCAAGGTGCTTGGTGATGGCGCATTTGATAACAGGACCTATCAAGAGGCGCTAGCAGAAGTTGCTAGACAGGCAGGAGGCTCGGAAGCAGAACTTCGTAGATTAGTTCCAGAAATCGAGGCGGTCAATGCAGTTCTTGGATTGACAGGAATTAACGTCAAAGAGGCTGCCGGACATTTGGAAGAAATGCAAAATGCCACAGGCGCAGCAGAAGCAGCTTTTAAAGAAATGGCTTCTTCTGCTGATAATCAAATGAAGCTACTGGGGAATAACATAACGGCCACCCTTCGCCCGTTAGGACAGGAAATCTTAAAAGAAATATCTGCCGCAGCACAATCTATGAACGAAGCCTTTAAAGATGGCAGTGTTCAAGAGGCATTGAAAGATATAGGTGCCTTAATAGTCGTCGTTACGACTGCCCTTGCAGGATACAAAGGAAGTATTCTTGCTGTAAGTACTGCCAAACAAGTATATGCAACGGTAACAGCAATTGTAAATCGACAGCGTGCTATTGAGGCGGCCAACCTTGTATTAACCAAAGGTATGTATGCCATTGAGGCTACCATGATTGCTAAAAGTACATCTGCCCGTATTTTATTAACAGGAGCAATAAAAGCTCAAACCATTGCACAGTTGAAAAATGTTGCAGCTATGCTAACTAATCCTTATGTATTAGCAGCTGCTGCATTCGCAGGACTTGGATATGCCATTTACAGATGCGCAACTGCGGAAAACGTCTCAGAGAAGGCTATGAGAAAACATAATGCTGCTATGGAAGCACAAAAGAAACATTTTGATGACTTGAAAAATAAAGCAGAAAGCCTTGTCAATGTTATTAAAGATGAAGCAGCTAGCCAATTTGATAAATTAGATGCATATAAACAACTTCAAGCTATAATGCCCAATGTTTTGAAAAACATTGATTTAGAAAAGCTCAAAACAATGGAACTCAACGATATCCTAAAATTATTCAACAAGGATAAAAATGAGCAATATATCATGGGAGTAAAAGTTAGAGCTGTAATGAAACAAGAGGAACTTGATGCAGCTACAACTGAATGGCAAAAAGCAATAAATGAAGCTGAAGAAAACCAAAAGAATGGTATCGAAGATTCTGGATTAAGTATTAGAATTGGTCGATTAGCTAAAAAAAAGAATGAAGCAGCAGAGTCTGCCCGTCTTGCCAAAGAAGAAGTAGACAAAATAAATGAAATTCAAAGAAAAGCAAAAGAAGAACAAAAGAAAGAAGAAGAGAAAGCCAAAATTCAGAATAAGGCTTTTTGGACGAAGCAGAAAGACGATGCTACAAAAGCACTAGATTCAATCGCTTCGGCACAAAAAAAATTGATGGATGCTGGAAATTTCAAAGGGATTGATGCTACTGTCATTACTGCTTACAAAGAAAATATCAAAAAACTAAAAGAAGCAGAGAAAGAATTAAAAGTTTATGATTCATTTTCCAAACAGGATGATAAGGCACAAAAATTACGTGAAGAACAAGAAAAATATAAACTCCTGTTAGAGAAACAAAAGTTTGAACAGGAACGAATAAAAGAAGATTCAGCAAATGAACTCGAACAACTTGAAATAAACAAACTCAAAGAGAGTAGTGAAAAAGTCCTCAGACAAAGGGAGCTTAATCACAAACTAGAATTGCAGGCTATCGAGCGTGAAGCAGAAGACAAGAAACTAAAAGTGATTGAAGATGCTCGTTCTGCTTTTGAAGCTAATCCGGAAAACAAGAAGAAGACTTTTAATACAAGTGCTTTCATCAATTCTGAGTCAACGAAGAAACTGTTTGCCATGTTCGACAACGTTGCAAAGGAAGCCGCTGCGACTGCTGATACAAAGTACAATCGTGGAGATGATCTATCTGATTTGTTGAATCAGTATCAGGACTATACAGATCAACGGCTTGCGATTGAACGAAAGTTCAACGAAGATATTGCTACTCTTCAAGAACAGCGCAAACAAGCAGAAAAGGACGGAAATACAGAACAGGTAGAACAGATTGATCGTTCCATCACCCAAGCTACAAAAGATAAGGGTATGGAACTTATGAATATGGACTATAATAAGCTGAAAGAATCTCCGGAATACGTTCGTGCCTTTGAGAATTTGAAAGAAACATCTTCTGAAACTCTTAATTCTCTTCTTTCTCAACTAGAGAATGCAAAAGGGACAGCAGCTAAGGTATTATCTCCGGACCAACTTCGTGAATATACCAGCACTATTCAATCAATCATGGATGAACTGGATTCACGTAATCCGTTTCAATCATTATCTGACAAGAAGAAGGAACTGGCAGAAGCGGAGGAAGAACTAGCTAAAGCGCAAATTGAGTTAGAGAATGCCCGGACCCAGGCGGAAGCAGTGAAAGGCGGTGCTATGATTGAGAACGGTGTCAAGTCTTCTAAGTATAATCCCAAGACCGGAAAGATCGATTCAACTAAAGCTTATCTAACCGAGGCGCAGGCGTTGGATAAGGTGAAGGAGAAAACGGATAACTACAATGAAGCAAAAGACAAAACGACGAAAGCCAGTGCAAAGGTACAAGCTGCTGAAAGGAAAGTGGCAAGCGTTATCGGAGAACTCGGTGACGCTTTAAAAGATCTAGGTTCAGCTATCGGCGGACAAGCCGGTGAAATTATAAGTATCATTGGCAATATCGGCACCTTCGCCATGACAGCGATGAATGGCGTAGAAACGGCATCAACAACGGCATCAACTGCAATCAAAGCGGTTGAAAAAGCATCTGTCATTCTCGCCATCATCGGTGCAGCTATGCAGATAGCAATGAAAATCTTCGACCTGTTCGGCAAAGACGACACAACAGAAAAGTATGAGAAAGCCAAAGAAGCTTATGAATCTTATATCAACATTCTTGATAGAGTGATAGAAAAGCAACTGGAATTGGCTGAAACTCTTACAGGAGATAATGCGAATGCTGCTTATGATAAGGCCCTTGAAATGATAAGGCTACAGAATGAGAATGCACGTGTTTTAGGTAAACAATACTTGAACTCTGGTGCATCCGGCAAGTCACATTCAAAGGGATATACTGAAGTGGAAGATATGTCCATGGAGGGGTGGAAGCAAGCGGCAGATACGCTAGGTATGAGCGTCGATGAATTTAAAGACAAAATGGGCGGACGCATGGCCGGTCTGTTTGATTTGACAGATGAACAACTTACAAAACTTCAAGAAAATGCTGGGATCTTCTGGTCACAACTTGACTCTGACACTCAAAAATTCGCGGATCAGATAGTGGATGGTGTTACCCAGGTTGCAGAGGTTGTCGAGCAGAAGATCACCGATGCTACTCTCATTGATATAGACGGACTTCGTTCAGACTTTCAGGATCTGCTTACAGATATGGATGCCGATAGTGCTGATTTCGCAGATAACTTTGAAGAATACATGAGAAATGCTATTCTAAACTCAATGCTCAAAGAGGACTATATGAGCCGACTAACAGCTTGGAGAGAGAAGTTTTACAAAGCTATGGATGATGGAGTAACCGAAGAAGAATATAATGCTTTAAAAGCTGAAGGTCAGCAGATTTCCGATGACATGAAAGCCAAACGGGATGCGTTGGCTGAAATGTATGGCTGGAACAAAGATGACGATGAACGTGAAGCATCAAAGAAAGGTTTTGCCTCCATGTCGCAGGACTCTGCAGATAAACTGGATGGTGCATTTGCTGTTATGACTTCTCACACATACTCAATAAACGAAGGAGTTAAGCAAATACAATTGAGTACAGATAAGATCATTGAGAAGCTTGTATACCTATCCAACATGGACAAGAATATAGGTGAAATGGTAAAACATAGCGATCTTGTCATTACTTACCTGTCAGACATAAGTAGTCATACGGCACGCCTTGAAGCTATTGAGAAGGCTATAGAATCTATCAGAATGGGGATTGACACATTGAACACTAAAGGCATAACATTGAAGCGATGACAGGACAATTTTACTTAGACGGAATAGACGCCTATACCAGTTTAGGGATATGCGTTACAAAGGGAAGCTACAATAATCTTGTAGCCTTCCCTGCTATCAAAGAATTGGAAAAAAACGACTGGCCGGAAGAAGATGGACAAGAATTTGACCTTTCTAATATTGCCCTAAACACAAGTGATATAAGCATTGAATTTGCATATATGGGCAGTATGGGTATTGGCGGACTAATTGATAAGCTCTCGGACCTGAGCTATCATGAATTTCGTTTTCCACTCATTGACAGAACATATACCCTACGTTTGTCTTCTCAAAACAGTTATGTAATCAATACGGGCCTTGAAATTTCTAAGTTCACTCTTACAAATGACTTTCCCCGTGAAGCCAACTATGAGTATCAAGAACCTATTAACGATAGTGACCTCCCATTTCCAAAGGGCTATGAGCTTGACGGTAAAGATCTGACCGACTATGGTGTAGTAGTATTGAAAGGCAGTACAGCAGAAATACTGAAAACTCCGGCAGTAAAAAAGAACCTACTGCAGAATTTCAAACGTCAAGATGGAGCAATCTATGACGGTGAAGTTGTGAAATTCCAAACCAAAGAAGTATCTCTCAAATGCCTGATGCGGGCCGGGACGATTGAAGCGTTCTGGCGAAATCGCGATACCCTACTCTATGATCTTACAAAACTGTCTGCTAAGGTCGATGATGAAGGATATGAGTATTCTGATGCTGAACGTATATTTTATTGTGATGAGTGGAGTGAAAGCTACCCTTGCTATTATAAGAGTTGCCAGACAAACAATTTTCTTCTTAATAATGGGGTATGGTGGGAATTTACCTTGAAACTTGTATTTACTAGTTTCCGGATTGGAGAAACAGACTTCCTGCTTGCTTCCGAAGCAGAAGAATTTATCATAACAGAAGATGGAATATTTTATATTGACTTAAAAAATTATGCCAATTAAAAAGAAAAAAATCAGCGAATTAACGCTTGCTGATAGCATGGTAGGATTGTACACTATTGGCGTTAAAATGGTGAATGGCGTACAAACAAGTGTAAAAGTTAGTCTTGAATTCATAAAGAAAGCCTATGATGACGTAGTTGCAGCAACAAAGAAGGCCAATGACGCAGCAAAGGCGGCTGATGATTCCCGAACCCAAATAGAAGTGAATGAAGATACTCGACAACGCAATGAAGCTACTCGTATCAACGCTGAAAGAAATCGTTCAAGTGAAGAACAAGCCCGGTCAGCTGCAGAATCTGTACGTATCATAAATGAGAATACCCGTAAAGCAGAGGAAGCAGCTCGCGCGACCGCTGAAGGGCAACGTGTATCTGCAGAACTTAGCCGCATTGAAACAGAAAATAAACGAGTATCAGATGAACAAGCACGTATAAGTAATGAAGATGCACGTAAGACCGCTGAAACAGGACGTTCTTCTGCAGAATCGGAACGTGTGAAGGAAGAAGACAAACGAAAAGTAGCTGAAACAACACGTTCTACAGCTGAAACAGATCGCATAACAGCCGAAGATGAACGAAAAGAAGCCGAATCCACGAGAGAAGCAAATGAAACTGCACGAATGACAGCCGAAGATAATCGCGTTACTGTCGAATCTGAACGCGTATCTGCTGAAACAGACCGTAAATCAGCGGAGACAGCCCGAGTATCAGAAGAAAACAAAAGAAAGTCCGCTGAAATTGACCGTAAATCAGCCGAAACGTCCCGGGTATCAGAAGAAAATAAAAGAAAGCAGGATGAAGATAGCCGCAAGGCTGCGGAAGATACTCGTTCCTCAAATGAGACTAGGCGTGTTTCTGCTGAAACAGAACGTGTAGAAGCCGAAACCCAACGTAAGTCTGAGTATAGCGGTATTATACAAGAAATGACATCTGCTACAGAAGATGCTAACGCACAACTAGAACTTGTAAAAAAAGCTACGAATGATGCAAATGCTGCCAAAAACGCATCAGTTGAACAGACAGCTCTTGCAAAGAAAGCTACTAATGACGCTAACGCAGCAATTATAAGTATTAATGCTGCCAAAGAAGAAACCCAACAAGCTACAGAAGAGGCTAACGCTGCCAAAGTTGCATCGGAAGCCCAAACAGCTTTAGCGAAAAAAGCTACTGATGATGCTAATACAGCCAAAAACGCATCAGTAGCGCAAACAGCTCTTGCTAAAGCTGCCACAGATAGTGCAAATGCGGCAGCACAGGCCGCCAATAACGCAGTTTCTGGAGTTGATGCTAAAGTAAAAGCTGCAGTGGATGCACTTGTAGCTGGAGCACCGGAAGCCCTCGACACGCTTATTGAATTGGCTAATGCCCTTAATAATGATCCGAACTTCGCCGCTACCATGGCAACAGAGTTAGGGAAGAAAATCAACGTTTCCGATATTGTCAACAACCTAACAAGTGGTGGTACTGGCAAGGTCCTTTCTGCCGAACAAGGGAAGGTTTTGAAAGCAGCTTTGGATACACATAACCATGCAGGAGTATACGAACCTGTATTCTCAAAAAATACAGCTTTCAATAAGAACTTTGGCACAACTTCCGGAACTGTTTGCCAAGGAAATGATAGTCGACTAAGTGACGCCCGTACACCTAAAGCGCATACTCACAAGAAGTCTGAGATCAGTGATTTTCCTACTTCAATGCCCGCTAGCGATGTGCCCGTTTGGGCGAAGGAAGTGAATAAGCCGTCCTATACGGCAAGCGAAGTTGGTGCATCACCGTCGAACCATAATCATGCGGGTACCTATGAACCTGTATTTACTAAAAAAACGGCTTTTAATAAAGATTTCGGTACGGCTGCCGGAACCGTGTGTGAAGGTAACGATGCCCGCTTAAGCAATGCAAGAACTCCATTAGCTCACTCACATAAGAAAGCGGATATTAGCGATTTCCCAACTTCAATGCCGGCAAGCGACGTGCCCGCTTGGGCGAAAGCCACGAAGAAACCTACTTATACGGCAAGCGAAGTCGGAGCCTCTCCTTCTAATCATAACCACGATGCAGATTATCAGCCACTCGGTAATTATGCTGACGCATCACATACTCATGCAGCAGCTGATATTACGCCTGATTCAACGCATAGATTCGTATCTGACTCTGAAAAAAGCACATGGAATAGCAAGGCTGCAGGGAATCACAATCATTCCGGAGTATATCAACCTGTTGGTAGCTATGCTCCTTCATCACATAGCCATGTTGCCACTGAAGTGACTCCGGATGCTACTCACCGCTTTGTTACTGATACGGAAAAAAGTACATGGAATGGTAAAGCTGAAGGGAATCATAATCATGACTCAACTTATCAGCCTAAGGGAAGTTATGCTGCTGCATCACATTCACATTCTGCTTCAGACATAACAGAAGTGACAAATAAGAAGTTTATGACGGATGCGGAAAAGAACGCACTAAGTTCTCTTGGAACTACGTACGCTTTGAAAGATTTCTCTAATATTGGAGTTAAATCACTTGGACAAAACGGTTATCGTAAATATGATGATGGTCTGCTTATTCAATGGGGGCACTCAAGTACTTCCGGGATAGGTAAAACCGTGTATCTTAATACGACCTTTTATGATAGTAATTACACTATTCAACTAACTGGAACTCGGCTCGTGCATAGTAATTATATGTATTCTTTCGATGTATATAGCAAATATGCTTCTTACTTTGTTATGGATTCCGTTTACCATAATAATGATTCCGATGCTGGAGGGTTTAGTATAGCTTTCTATTGGTTTGCTATAGGCCGTTGGAAATAAGATTACTTCCAGCGACCAATAGCAAACCAATAGAAAGAGGCTGTATTAGAACCTGCATTGGCAGCTTGCTGATATTTATTATTATATCCAAAATAACTAGTTGAAACAGAGGTGTAATTGGATATCCATGATGAATCGTTACCTGTATTTCCATTATTACAAGTCAAGTGCAGAGAATAATTTGTGTCATAGAATGAAGAGGGGAAATATATTGTTCCAGAGTAAGTGCCACTCGTCTTTTTTCCCCATTGAATCATTAGGCCGTCAGGAAACTTATAATAACCGTTTTGTCCAAGTGACTTAGTTCCAACATTTGAAAAGTCAGATTTTGCGTACGTAGTACCAAGAGAACTAATTTTATATAAACAAATAACTAAATGAATGTATTATGAAATACTGGAAACAAGGATTTTACGATGAACCAATTGAGGGTTCGGTAGAAATTGAGGACGACTATTACAATGATTTGTTAGAAGGTCAGTCTGAAGGAAAAGAAATTTACGAAGGTGATAATGGTGTTCCCATTTTGGTAGAGCATGAGTATTCTATTGATGAAATAAAAGAAATGAAGGTAAATCGTATCTTGCTGTATGACAAGTCAAAGGCGGTTAATTCGTTTACTTTGAGTGGGAAAGAAATGTGGCTTGATAAGGATACTCGAGTTGGTTTGAAGAACTCCATTTCAATAGAACAAGACATGGGAAGGACCGAAACAGTGTTGTGGTTCGATGGTGTGAAGTATACTATTCCTATTCTTAACGCATTAGCAATGTTAAATTCTCTAGAATTATATGCCCTCGACTGCTATAATGTGACACAACTGCATCTTGCAGCTATAAAAAAGATGTATATCGTGTCGCAGATTGAAGAGTATGATTACACAGTAGGTTATCCGGAAAAACTATTATTTGAATAGCATTAAAAACACATACCTGATTATATTTTAGATTATAATTATAATTCTAATCAGATGATATGATAATTTTATATAGTGGTAATAAGGAAATAAAGCTCGATGTAAAGGACGAAAGTTACTCTTACGAAGCAATCATGGCGGAAGATACACTTAATTTGTATTTTTCCTATCCGGGATACTTAGAAATACCGGTCGGAACTTGGTGCGACTTTTACGGAAAGCGTTATTCTCTCAAAAAAGATAGTAATTTCAAAAAGAAAGGTGAGCGTAACTTTGAATATACGCTTATACTTGAAACTGCTAAAGCGGATGCTATGATGTGGAAAGTTCGTCACATTGCAGATAACAGTATCAAATTCGCATATACAGCTAAAGCACATGAGCACCTACGATTACTCGTCGAGAACCTAAATCGTCGTGATATGGGCTGGAAAGTCGGTGATTGCATCGAAGGAACGGATAAAGTTATCAACTATAATCACACATATATTCTTGATGCACTTAATCAACTTGCAGATACGTATGAAACGGAATGGCAGATTACTGGAAAGACGGTTCACCTTCGTAAAGTTGAATATAACAAGAATAATCCTTTGAAGCTGTCTTATGGTAAAGGCCATGGTTTCAAGGTTGGTGTTGGTCGGGAATCCGGAGATATACCGCCCGAAATTGTCCTAGTAGAAACTTCTGATCGAAATATCAACTACTCGACATACGGAGCTAAATATCTGTTACTGCCCAAATCTAAGACCCTTCATTATGAAGGTAGAAGGTATATAACTGATGCAGACGGAACCAGTGTCATGCGTGCTGACAAAAGCTTAGTTACAGGTAAAGAGGATAGTCTAGACTGCACTGCAATCTATCCTTCTCGTATTGGAACTGTTAGCTCTGTTATCGAGGTTAATAAGGAGACTAACTTCTATGATTTTGTAGATAGCGATATACCTAACGATCTTGATTTTAAGAAATGTCTGATAGCCGGAGAGACCATGACCGTCATCTTCCAAACAGGTACACTTACAGGCAAAGAGTTTGAAGTCAAGTATATCCATGAGCCCATTCTTAAAGAGAATGGAGAAATAGAGAAAGCAGGTAGACGTTTTGAAATAGTTCCACAGGAGATCGATGGTATCACTATGCCGGAACCTGATGTCTGGCATCCTAAGACAGGCGATACCTACGCAGTATTCGGTATCCAGCTACCGAACTCATATATCTGTAATGATGAAGAGCAGACAGGTGCTAGCTGGGAAGTGTTTAAGGAAGCTGCTAAATACCTCTTTGAGCATGAAGATAAATCATTCGTATTTACCGGAACATTGGACGGTATCTGGGCAAAGAAGCGTTGGCTAGAAATAGGCGGCAAGATTGTGCTGGGTGGTTATGTAGATTTCTCCGATACCCAGTTTCATCCAGAAGGTTCACTTATTCGCATGATAGGAATTAAACGTTATGTGAATAACCCTTATTCTCCGGAAATAGAATTATCAAATGATCCAGTTGGTACTTCCGTAACCAGCGAATTAGATAAGATCGAGACAAATGAAGTAGACGTAGATATCAAGTATAAAGATTCTTTGCGATTTACCAAGCGCCGTTTTCGTGATGCAAAGGAAACTATGTCCATGCTTGAAAATGCTTTATTGAACTTCTCCGGCTCAATCAATCCCATCACTATACAGACGATGCAGTTACTCGTAGGTGATGAAAGTTTGCAGTTCCGCTTTGTCAGATCAAAAGCGGTCCCGGTACAAGTATCTCATAACATTACTTACAATATCAATACAAAGGTGCTACATTCGCCTGCCGGCATCATCCAACACATGACGCTAGGGATAAAAACTGTGTCGTCTGAACACAAAGCTAGCGAATACAAGTTTTGGGATATGGCTGAATATAATTCTCCGGCGCTTATTGCCCCAGAGAAGAAATATTATCTGTATGCTGTATGCAGCAAGGAAAATCAGACCGGCACATTCCTTCTCAGTGAAACAGCTATCAAAATGGAACAGATAGCAGGATATTATCACCTACTAACCGGCATCCTAAACAGTGAGTATGAAGGTGAGCGCAGCTTCGTTGAGTTGTATGGATTCACAGAAGTTCTGCCGGGCCGCGTAACAACAGAACGAATCATCTCTCCGGATGGAAAAACTTACTTTGACCTAGTTAAAAGTGAAATAGGTGGAAATATTCAAATTAAGGCAGGATCCTCCGGATTAGAAAATTTGGAGGAATGGCTTGAAGTTAGTGATCTGATTGATTCTATTCAGAAGTCTGCAGCTGATGCAAACGATGCTGTGGGAGGTCTGCATGACTATATCGACGGTGCATTTGCTGACGGCATTATCACTGAGGCGGAAGCTAAAGCTATCGAAAAGTATATCAACACTGTAAATAATGCGAAAGCAGCTGTAGAAGCAACATACAATAAACTGTATGTAAATCCTTATCTCTCAGGAACGGCCAAAACCGGGTTGCTCAATGCAAAGGTTACGCTGATGGGAAGCATTGAGAACCTTATCAAGTCTATCAATACCGCCATTGCCGACGGGCAGACAACCGTAGCAGAAAAGAAAGACGTTGATGATAAGTATGTCCTGTTTAATTCTGCGTATGCCGACTTCACCACTGCCGTAGAAACAGCCAATAAAGCGATACACGATGCCTTGAAAGGTTATTCAGAAGAAGCATTAAGAGAGGCCGCTGTTGCTATGGAAGCAGCCAATGCGGCAGCCAAGAGTGCCAGCGAAGCAAACAATGCAGTATCCAATCTAAATAATTATGTAGATGGTGCATTCTCTGACGGTGTAATATCCGAGGCGGAAGCTAGTGCTATCGAAAAGTACATCAACACAGTTAACAATGCGAAAGCAGCCGTAGAAGCGACATACAACAAACTATATGCAAATACATACTTAACCGGAGTCGCAAAAACAAACCTGCTTAATGCAAAGATTACGCTGATGGGGGCCATAGAAAGATTGATAAATGCAATAAATACTGCCATTGCAGACAAACTTACTACTCCAGATGAAAAACAGGCTGTTGATACACAGTTTGCAGGCTTCAACAGTGCTTATGCTGACTTTAATACTGCTGTCGAAGAAGCTAATAAGTCCATACAGGACAAGTTAAAGTCTTTCGCCGATGATGCAATGAAAAAAGCACTGGAAGCGTTAAAGGATGCGGCAGATGCCACAAAAGCCGCAGAAAAAGTAAACGATGATATTAGTGATTTACATAAATATGTAGACGGTGCGTTTGCCGACGGTATTATATCAGAAGCAGAAACTAAAGCTATTGAAAAATATATCAATACAGTCAAAAATACGAAAGCCTCTGTAGAAGCTACATATAATAAGCTGTACGTGAATACATACTTAGTTGGCGTTGCTAAGACTAACCTACTCAATGCTAAAATCTCTCTCTTTGGCGCTATCGACAATCTCCTCGCAGCAATCAACGTTGCTATTGCTGACGGGCAGACCACTACTGCGGAGAAAAAAAACGTTGATGATAAATTCGCTCTCTTTAACTCAACTTTAGCCAGTTTCAATACAGCCGTCGAAGCAGCTAATCAATCAATACAGGATGCGCTCAAACAGTTCGCCGACAATAATAAAGCAGAATTAGATATACTGAGCGATAGAATATCCGCACAAGTAACACGTGTAGATAGCATTACACAACGTATTGATACAGCCGGATGGATTACCACGGCAGACGGTAACAAGATATACGCTTCTAAAGAGCTGGAAAATGGTAATACGCTTATATCTTATATCAACCAGGCGGGCGAAGCAACAACAATCCATTCATCTAAGATCAATCTGGAAGGTGCTGTTACTATTACTGCGCTTCATAGTGATCTGCAGACGGTGATTAATTCTAAAGTAGACAGAGACGGTTTAGGCGGATTGGCTTTTAAAGATGCCGTTGAAGCTGCGCAGCTCGGTAGTACTATTATCATAGGAGGTTATCTTAATACTGACTTGATTAAAGTACGACGAATTGATGCTGAGGTTGGATTTGTCGGTGGATTTACTATTGAAAAAGGACGTCTTATTTGGACACGTTCCGATTATTTCGGTGGGACGTCACGTAGCTTAAAATTAGGGTCCGGAACATCTAAGGAGGGTGTTGTTAATGTGACCTTCAATCCTGCCACAGATGGGCGCTTTGGAGTAGCAGCAATCGGAGCAAATGCAGGTGGTAGTGCAGCGATATATGGTTCATCAAAGACAAATCCGACTTATCCATCAAACTACGTTTACGCAGGTTTTTTCGATGGTAATGTTACTGTATTAGGTGATGTTTCCGCCAGGGGCTTTTTTCCTCAAGACAATAGTGGAAATTCTGTTTCAGTCGTATCTGATGCATGGCTTTATGGACTTAAAAATAATCAGTTAGAAGGTATTGCTTCTAAAAACATGAAGATTCACATTATAAAAGGAATGATTGTAGAGTGTTCACAATATTAATTTTGAAAGTATAATTATGAAAGTAAATTTAAACCGGAACTTACTTGATCACAAAGGTCAGGAAGCAGTTGAATTAGTCGATGGTAAGGAGAGGAAGAAATCTCTTCGTGATATGATCTCAGAAGCCTTGTATGCTACCGGCATGAATGCTCAACTAGGTATGGATATGGCTAAAAAATTACGTGCTTATAAAATGCTGCAGCAGATTATTAACAATCGAGGTGTGCTTGATATTGAAACAGACGATGCTACTCTCCTAAAGGAGATTTGTGCAGAGTTTTTCACCGCTGGCGTTTATGGACAGATTTATGACTTAATAGAAAAAGGAGGTAAAGAATGAATATTAAAGCAACTAACAGTACAGCAGTATCAAAGGTTACTGCAGATATCAAGATCAAGTACAGGATGTCAACTCGCGGCACTGAGGCGGTAAAAGATGTTACAGCTGAAATTTCTAATGATGAAACAGTTGTCGGATTCTTTAATATATCGAAAAACGGGGTGACTGGTTTTTCTCTACACGAGGATCACGGGCTGACTCCCGAGGAAGTGAAACAGGTATTCCAGACTGCTATTGATGATTGTAGTGAGGTATTGAAATGAAGTATTAATATTTTAGATAAATGATTATGGATTATTTCAAAAACTTACTTATTGGATTGATTACCGGTATAGCTGCTTATCTTAATCCTATCTCAGGGGAGATCAAAAGCCTTATTGCTGTATTTGCCCTCAACTTCATTTGTGGGCTTCTTACTGCCCTACTAATCAATCATGAAAGCTTTTCTTTTAAAAAGGCTTGGAGATGCATCGTAGAAGCAACTATTTTCTTTACCTTAGTTAGTTGTATCTATTTTATTGGTGAACACAAAGGAAATCCGGAAGGTGCACTTCAATGTGTCTCATTTATTACGTATAGCGTTTTCTATTTCTACGGGGTAAATATTCTGAGGAATATCAAAGAAATTCTCCCTAGCTCTAGCAATGGTTACAAAGTAGTAGCTTTCTTGCACTATGTATTAAGTGTCGAGTTTATAAAGAATATCCCTTATCTAACGAACTACTTACAAAAAGGAGGTGCAAAATGATTGAAGTTTTGGAGTTTATTTTTCAAGATTCTTGGCATTGGTTAGGAACAGCCATTTTGATAGCTATCATTTTCCGTGTCAATTTGGTAAAGATTGGCCCAATAACAAAGAACAAGGAGGAGAAGAAATGAAGAAAATTGATGCAATTATCATCCATTGTTCGGCCACACGTGCCGGACAGGATTTACGAGCCAAAGATATTGACCGGATGCACCGGGCTCGGGGATTCAATCAGATCGGTTATAACTTCGTCATTGACCTTGACGGAATGGTAGAAGAGGGTAGACCTTTAACGATTGACGGAGCTCATTGCAATACGAAAGGATTTAGTGATTCATCCTATAACAGACATTCCATTGGCATCTGTTATATCGGCGGTCTGGACGCATCCGGAAAGGCGGCAGATACACGAACGATTGCTCAAAAAACTAGTTTGCGGCAATTAGTAGCGAAACTCTGTACGGAGTATCCCATTATTGAAGTGCTCGGACACCGGGATACTTCGCCGGATCTGGATAACAGCGGCGAAGTAGAGCCGGCAGAATATATCAAAGCGTGTCCCTGTTTTGATGTACGTTCTGAGTTTACCAACTTCTTACGTAATACAGTGATCCGACCATGAAACGGCTAATATACATTATCATATTGCTGACGTCAGCAATATGGTTTTCATCCTGTCGGAGTCCTCAGTATGTTCCGGTAGAGACCAAAATACAACTAAAAGATTCGGTAATAACGAGAGATTCGGTTGTAATCAAAGAACAGACGGTTCGGAAAGACTCAGTTGTAATAAAGGATTCTACGGTAATCGTAGTCGATGAATCTGGAAATGTTATCCGGACCGAATTATATAGGTATCGTGACTGGTACAAGGAACTGTCACGCGATTACTCTATGTTGCAGGCAAAGTATGATTCTCTTTTTAGCGAGAAGCAGAAGGTAGTACAAGTCCCTTATCCAGTTGAACGTGAACTTTCCTGGTGGCAATCTGTTAGGTTACACGTCGGAGAAATAGCCATAGGAGTAATTATAGGTTTGATCATTATAGTTGTTTGGCTAATTCGACGAAGGGAATAACTACTAAAAAAAATAACACTAAGATTCATAATAAAAAAACTTTGGATGCCTCGGCTTGTGATAAGTCGGGGTATTTTTATATTTATCTGTATCACCTACTACATTCCTATTAAAAAAGATATTTCTTTAGTTCTTCAATTGCTTGTGATGCACTTCGGACTACTACATACTTATTGCGGCATAATTCCGCTTGTTTTTGAAATTCTTTTTGATGATCTGACTGTTTCCCTGTCTTAATCTTGAACTCTAAACAGAGCGAAGCAAATCCTTTTTTCGGTATGAGTACGATTACATCGGAAACTCCGGGCTTTACTCCTTGACGTTTAAGGTTAGCGGCTTCCCTAACATGACGACTTCCACCATTCGGAACGGCAAATATAAGTTTGTCAGGTATATTAGGGAAATATAGAGGAAGAAGTTTAAAGAACTCTGTTTGTATGCGAGCTTCCTCATTATTATGTACTTCTTTAGAACGTGAAGGATTACGCTGATTGGCATAGCAATTATAACACATAAAACCGGTATCGGTTTTAATAACCGATACCGATTCCTTTCCACATAAAATGCACTTTTCTTTATCCATTTTTAATATTACTTTCTAAAAAACATATCACCTGAAATGGAACGGGCTGTATCATCACCAGTTAAGCGAATGTACCGGAAGAAGTTCTGTTCCGTCCGGTGACCGGTAAGTTTCATTATTTCTAGTGTCTTCATCCGGCCGGTAAGATACATATTCGTTGCCGCACTTCTTCTCGCTGTATGACTACTTATCAACTCCCATTTTTCACGAGTAACAGTAAACAGCTTTCCACCTTTGGTATAAGAAAAAGTAATTGGATCGTTAAGCCCGATTTCTTTCATTATCACTTTCAAATACTTGTTGAAGTACTGGATGCACAAACCACAAGGAACCTGATCACTATACTTTGCGAATATCTCTTTTACATAATCATGTGCCGGGACCTTGACATCCACATTGGTTTTCTTTGTTCGGATCATAATATAGTTATTTATAAAGTTTTGACTTGTCAACCTTGAATAGTCGGAATAACGCAAAGCAGTAAGGCATCCCAATACAAACATGTCTCTAATTCTCTCCTTTGCTTTCCGCTTATCCTGCCCTACAAACTTGTAGTAGTAGATACGGGTAATCTCATTCATTGAAAGAAATACTGCATTCGTAGGCTCACATTTCAAATCAATTTCATCATAAGTAACATCTACTGCATAATTGTATTGCGAAGCTCTACGAATAAGAGTCTGTATTTTTAGAATATATCCTACAATGGTATTATGTCGTAACCCGCAATCTTCAAGATAGACTATGAAATCATCAAGAAATTCAGCCGTTACCGAGTTGGTGAATATGTCACAATCAAACTCTAATGAGAAGTTATCTATGTGTTTTATTATCGCATCATAAACGGTTGCATAGTGTTCAGACTTACGTCTGCTGCGCTTTTCAAGTACTTCCTGGATGAAGTCGGTGAAGAATATTCCCTCCAAAGGCTTCTCCTGACGAAAGTGATTAATATAGTCCTTTCTCGCTGTGCGGATCTGGACCGGTTGTGATAATTGTAATGCTTTGGTCGTATCATTTTAAAGGGTTAATAATTATTCTTCGTTAAACTTCGGGATAGGCATCCAATAATCAGGAGCTATTCCGTTTTCCCATCTATATTCTTTGTTATATCCCCAATACCGGCAGATGTAATAATCATAGTCACCATATGAGTTTTGAATTGCTCCTAGCACATCTATACTACCATATTCATTACCATCTATTGCTTCTATAACAGGGATAGGAACCCTATCTTTTACACTGATCCAAGGAGATTGCTTGGTTCCCTATACAAAACCTTTCGCATATACTTGTCGAAGATAAACCTCAATCACATGCGGCTGATTTATTCTGTTTGCCAACTGGCTTACTATATCTTTTAGCTTCATTTGTACAATTAATAAGAGATAGATTTGATTACTTCTTATTAATTGTATATTGTCTTAATATATTTACAAATATCAAGCTTTCTATACAGCTTGATTATATGTTTCGTTTTTAGTTTTTCACTTCATAATATATTGCCATTGCAACATATTGATCATCACTTAGACTCACAATTTGGATAATCTTTTCAATTTTATTTAAGATTAAAAAACGATTAACCATTTTTTCAACTTCTGAAAATGATGTTCCCGAAATAATTTTACATTGGATCATGATATTGTTTTTTTTAAGCTGATTCACTCTTATTCTGTTTTACTCTAAATAAAAGTGTCCGAACTTAGATACCGCCCGGACACAAAAAAGGCGGTGAGATTGAACTTACCGCCTAACTTTAGTATCAAAAATTTTAATTATTTCTTTGTATTACCAGATGGTTTGCTTTTATTATCATTACTTTTAATAAAAATAGAAGCTACGGATACAAGTGTGCTAGCACCCATAATCCCAGCAAACCAAGGTTTGTCTAAATAGAGAGCATAACCAGCAAGAGCTATCATTACAACTATAGCGAGAAATGCGAAAAACATTCCCCACCAGTTCATTCTTCCATCTCTTCTATCAGCTTTTCTAATCATATTCAATTTGTTGCTATCCATTTTATGCCGATGATCTTGCTCTTTTACAGAGGCATTAATAAGATAATCGACAATTCTAGGATCAATATTCTTATATGCGGCTAATTCTTGAGGTGAAGGTAGGCAATTGTCATCAACAGTATAAGTCTGTTCTAATTGTTTTCCAACTCCATCGCCTGTTGCAACTTGCGTTTCCCGCTGTTTTAGTTCTTGCTTACCCATTGTTTAATACAATTTCATTAAAAGATCTACGCACATCCCCTTCAACATTTTTTCTGTCTTCCATAAGATTCCTCTTATCATCATTCCTATTTCTGTCTTTTTCCAGAATTTCTTTCCTAATTTCAGAAATAGCTTCGGAGTTCTGCTTATAATGCCCTTGAGAGGCATCACGAAATGTAGAAGCTCCATTTTTAATAAAACGTCCTACTTCCTTTAATATGCACATACTTACCTCCATATTTAAATTACAATGCAAATATAAAAATAAAACAGCAAATTAGATGTTTTGTTTCCAAGATTATGCACTTTATTAACCATAAAGTCACATTTTCTCAAAAAAATTAATCGGTAAATCCAATACGTCAAAGATCAACAACCGAATTTAGAAGGCTCGGTTTACCTCATTTCTGTTCTTATTTAAATTACACAAATAGCGATTGCTGGATACGTGATAACACAAATTTATTCGCATCAGCAAAGAACTTTTTTTTAATCTCAAATCCGTATGCCCTGCGTCCCAACTGGGCAGCAGCTAATAAGGTAGAACCGCTTCCGGCACATGGATCAATAACGACATCACCTTTGTCGGTGAATATCTCTATCAGCCTACGAAGCAAAGGAACCGGTTTTTGCGTGCTATGAACCTTCGGAGTTTCATTGTCCACCACCCAATCAAAGCAATTGAAGATCATCCGACCATCGTTGTTAAACTTTGGAAGTTTATCGCGGTAAAGCAACAATCCATATTCACAATTGCCGACTATCTTCATATTGGCTTTCAAGACTTGCGCTGAAAAGTTCTTTCTAAATACAAGATTGATGTAATTATTCAGCCCATATCTTTTACCCAGTTCAATATACCGGAACTGGTCTTCAAATTCACAAAATATTATCATGCAAGGCGCCTTGCCTTTTTCCTTGGGTTCCTTTACAAGCATCTGACTACAGAAGTGCATAAACTCGGCAGGGCGAAAATCTTTATCGGTATCAAAGAATTGTTTGCCGGCCTTATCACTTTCCCCGTTCTTGTTATCTCCGTCCACATACCATGAAGGGTTAGAAGCATAAGCACTATTGCCTAAATTATAAGGGACATCAGCTATGATTAGTTGAGCCTTAGGAATGCCATAGACTTTATAATTCTGGAAATGGTCATTATATAGTTCTATTTCTTTCATTTCTTTCTAAGTTTTGAATTATTCTTCGTCGTCATAGTCTGAATCAAAGATGCGAGCAACCATATCGACAATATTTTCTTCTATATCCTCGGTAGAACCTGTTACAGCATTAGCGATATTTTTCTTCTCTTGAATTATTCGATAAACCTTTTCGTCAATAGTGCGTCGGCCAAGGAAGTAGTAACAGGTAACAGAGTCCTTTTGCCCTATACGGTGTGCCCGGTCTTCGCACTGACAACAATCGGCGTATGTCCAAGGGAACTCAACAAAAGCGACATTACTTGATGCAGTAAGCGTTAAGCCAACTCCAGCCGCTTTAATAGAGCAAATAATAATATCTGTCTTAGGATTATTCTGGAAGGCATCAACCGCTCTTTGCTTCATGTCCGGTGATTCTCTACCTGTTACAGATACAGCCGTGGGGAAGTAACGTTTCAATTGAT